CCTGCATGCCGTCACCCTCAAGTAACGATGAGCCAGCTCGCTCGGCGTCAGATCGCATCATTTCTGCGACTTCAGCCAATTTGTCCTCTTCGCGTAGCGGAGCATCATGGTGAGCTTCCTGCATGAACCGTTCATAAAGGCTCAAGGGCAGCTTAAACGCAAGCATCTCGTTAACGGCAATCAAGCCAGCGTATTCGCCAGTCTTGACAGAGGCATACTCCATACCCGGAACCTCTTCAGGCTTCACTGGCTCGTAACCGAGCTGTGTACGCCGGTGAATTGGATCACGCGGGTTAGTCGTAGTAAGCCAGCACAAATGATACCCCGGTATCTCGGGCAAATCAGGTAGTGCGTCGTTAAACAGTTGGTTTCGGAACATCTCCAGTCGGTCGTCCTCGCTTGTCTCACGGCGTTCGGTAACCTCTCGGGTCTCCGTGCGTCTCGTGTCGCGGCGTCCAACAACGTCGAATTCCGGTGCTTTCTTAAGGCGGCTATCTTCTGTATTATCTGTCATTTGTCTCACTCCTAGTTAGCGAGCCGGACCAGCATCATACGATTGATACGCCTTAAGATAGCGTTGGCGGAGTGTGGCGTCGTCCCACACTCCAGCCTCAATCATAGCCTGTTTCCGCTCTGGTGTCACGTATATTTCGCGTTTTGTGCTTACGGGCGCGTGTTCCCGTGTATTTCCGGTTGGCGGGCCGCGCCTTTTTGGCTTCGGAGCTGGGGTTGCTTCACCCAACGCGTCCGCCACTCGGGCCGTCAATTCTTCCCAATACTCGCGCGTCGCAGGGTTGTAGCCCTCCTGCACGATCTCGTTGTCGATGGCCTTCGTCAGTGCGCTGTCGCGGTCACGGCCCGACGGGTCGTACCATGAGTTGGCAGCCATCCACTCCTTGGCGTAGTTGACGACGGCAGGATCGACTTGCGGCGTTGCGCTCTGCTTGCGCGCTTCCTCGAACTGCTGACGTGCCTGCTGCAGCTGATTTGCCTCTGCGGCCGCCTGTTCGCGGATACGCATTGCCGCAACGACGTCCTCGCCATTGCCAGCCTCAGTCGCCTTGGCGATGAAGTGCTCTGCCTGTTGGATGTCGCGCTGCGCCTTTGCCAAGCGCTCGTCGAGCGTCTGCGCATTGCTGTTCAGTGCGTGGCCCTCAACGGACGACAGACGGCGAAGCATGTCCGCGTTCTGCTGTTCGAGAAGGCGGATCTTCTGCTCCGCAGTCTCCCTAGCGCGGCGATGGATGTCGCGGCGACGCTGGCGACGCCGGTTGCGGCCAGTGCGCACCTCTTCGTCGTTGTCCTCGTCGCTCTCGGCCAGACGATCGTCTTCCTCGTCATCATCGTCCTCGGCGGTGTTGGCCTCGGCCTTGCTATCCTCCTCGTCCTCCTCGGGCGGGGTCTCAACAGGAATTAGCTCGTCGTCTTCTTTGAGTGTATTGTCAGTCATAAACCGGCTCCCTTCTGTGTAGCCTTATCGATCATATGAAGGCTTTGATGGTCAGCGGATCGCCGGTCACCTTGCCCACAAGATCGAGGTCGTTGAAAATTACCAATAGCGCTTCATTTTCGCCATCGGTCGTCTTGACGGTCCAGCGGTCGCCGCCGTACTTTGGCACGCGCACGAAGTCGCCCGGCTTGCACCAGCTTCCTTCAGGCCACGGGTCCATTGTCGTACGGTTTTTGAACGCAAGTTCTCCCACCAAAATCACCTTCGCGATCTGGGTGTTCCACGCGTCCGTCTCGCGTGTCTCCGAAGTCAGGATGATCCCGCCCTTCGTCTTGGCCTTCGGCGTGCGGATCTGCACCAACACGCGGCTGCCAAATGGGTGTATGCCCGGCTCGCAAGGCGGGAACGCCTCGTCCACGTTGGCGTAACCGAAGTCTACTTTATTCGCTAATTCTTGCATGTGCGCTCCTTTATAAAAACCTGTCCTTCGTCTCCCTCTCGGCGACCATGTCGATAAGAGTTCGTTTCGCGTGCTCAAGCCCCGCGTACATGCCGACAGCCCGACCGTAGTCGAACAGCTCTCGGCCCGAGGGGTGCTCCAGCGCTTCCCGTGCAAGCCTTGCCTGCTCAGTCTCCAAGCGCTGGAGCAGCATTTCTATCTTCATGCTGGTGTCTTTTTACTACCAGTTACTGAAACCTTTGGGTCCATGCCCATCTTCATGAGCTTGTGCATGTTGGTGTTCTCAGCAGTAAAACTGCCTTTGGCCTTGCCCTTGCTCAATGCTGCGTCGTTCTTCATTTCGCTTCCTTCCTATGGTTGCGGGTTTATCCCAGTGCCGGTTGACACTGCGAACCTTTCGCCGCTCTGCATCTCGGCCTGCGCCAGTGCCATCGCGGTCTGATTGTCTTGCTGGTTCATGGCCATGCGCGCCTGCAACTCGGCTGCGGTGCGTGCGTCTTCGGCCTGTTGCTTCTGTTGCTCGATGCCGACCTTCGCCTGCAGCTCGGCCGCGCCCATTTGCGCGTCAATCTGCATCTTCTGGGCGTCCATCTGCATGCGCTGCGCATCCAGTTGTGTGCGCTGCGCGGCCTCTTGCGCATCGATTTGTGCGCGCTGCGCGTCGGCCTGTTGCTGCTGCTGCATCTTCTGCTGATCGAGCTGCAGCTTCTGGCCCTCCAACGCCAGACGCGGGTCTTGCATCGGCGGCTGTTGGAATTGCTGCATGACTTGCTGCGCCTGTTGGATGATCTGCGGGATCTGCGCGAACAACTGGCCGCCCTCGGTCAACGCAGTCGTCGACGCCTCGGCCAACATGCGATCGAGCGCCTTGCGGCCCTCGACGTCCTTCGGCTCCATGTCGCGCATCAGGTCGCCGAGATCCTCGCCGCCCAGCGCATCGGTCGACACGTCGAATACGCTACTGGCGTACCAGAGCGCGACGTGCTCCTTGATGTGGTTAAGGATGGCGGGGATGTACACCGGCGCGAAGACTGGGTTCATGCCGAACGTCGGCGAAAGCAGGTACGCGATGTGCGTCTGCAAGTGCGCCAGATGGTCTTGGTTCGGGAAGGCCGTGACGGGCCGACCGAGTGATGCCGCGACGTTCTCGTTGACTGCGTTCTGCTCCGACGGCTCGAGGGCTGGGTTGAGCAGCTCCTTGGCGTTCGGCACCTTCAGCGTCTCGAGGATGCGCTCCTCGACCTTGCGCATGTTGTACATGCCGGGGATGGCCGCAGCGCGTTGCGCCACTGCCTGCACCTGCGCGTAGCGCTGCGCCTCGGAGAAGATGTTCGGGTCGCTGACTGGCACAACGTCGAGGACGCCGTCGAAGTCTGCGCGTGTCGCCAGCTCCTCGCCCGCCTCTTTCTCCAGCTTCTCGTCGTCGAGATTGAAGCCGTTGAGCCGATCGAGGATGCGCAGCATGCGGCCCATTGCGTCATGCAGACGGCTGTGGATCGCGGAGTAGACGACTGCGCCCTGCTCCAGCTTGGCCAGCGTCGTGCCGACCGGCGCGTTCGGGTTGCCGTCGGCGATGTCTTCCATCGACGTACGCACAACGCCCTTGGCCGCGTCGACAAGGAAGCCGAGCAGGCTGAACAGCACAGGCGAGGGTGGGTTGTACGGCAGCGGCATGGCCAGCTTGCGCACGTCGTCGACGTTGAGGCCGCCCTCGATCTCCTCGGTCTGACCGGGCTGGATCGTCAGGCTCTGGCCGCCTGCCGTGCCGCCCTTGAGCTTGAGCATGGTCTGGCTGTTGCTGATGTGCGCCGCGTCGAGCAGGGCGCGCAGTGCGCCAGTCGCCGCGCCGGACAGGCCGCCGATCATGTGCGGCAGGCCGATCGGGTAGGCACCGCGCCACGGGATGAAGGGGAACTCGACGTAGTGCTGCAGCTCTTCGCGGTACTCCTCGTCCTCGTCCCAGTTGCGGTACAGCGAGAGCACCTTGCCGCTGGGCTTGTCGATCGTGAGCACGTAGGGCGACGGCGTCTCGTCGTCCTCAAGGGTCAGGTAGGTGTAGACCTCGTAGACGATGCGCAGGCCGTCCTCGTTGTAGCTCGACGCGTCGCGGCCCTCGATCTTGTCGTTGGCCACACCGGCCACGGACTGCTCGGGCTCCATGCCCGACAGCGTCATGTCGACGTCGCGGTACATGCCCGCCTCGACGCGGCGCTGATACTCGAAGGCCGTGAGGTACTGGACGTGCGTGCGACGCTCGGCCGTGTAGAAGTTGGTCGCCGCGTAGGGCAGGTACATGTCGTCGATCGGCACGAACAGGAAGGTCGGCCGGTTGCGCGCCTCGTCCCAGCCCAGCTTGAGGTACTGCGCACCGCCCAGTGGCACCTGCGTCATGAGCTGCTCCAGCTCGGCGCGGACCTCGGGGCACTGCACGGTCATCTGCCAGTTGAGCAGGCGCACCTTGCGCTTGGCCTTGTTGATCTTCTCCTGCGTCATC